GAGGTCTTATCGAATCAGTCGTACCTAAAAAAAGGTATGGAGGTTCTAAATAATGAAACTTGGCTTGATTGTGGTGGTAATGTTGGTGCTTTTTCTTTATTAGCTGCATCTAAAGGTGCATCTGTGATAACTTATGAGCCTGACCCTTTCAACTGTGAGCTAATTGAAAAAAACGCTAAATTAAATGGGTTTCAAAATGCTATCAAGATTAAACAAGCTGCATTAGTACATGATGATAGAAAAACAACAATATTGTCGATAGCAAAAGATGGTAATGTTTGGAGAAATACAATAATGAAAAAGAAAAGTAATAAAGCAATCAAAGTATCTTGTCTAAATTTCGATGAACAAGCTGTATTAGCTGATAATTGCAAAATGGATATAGAGGGTGCAGAGATTCCAATACTTACAAATACAAAAAGTGACTTTAACAAACTTGTATATGAGTGGAGTTTTGATATAGACCCAAGTTTGCCAAAAATTTGGAAAGTTATTGATAAACAAAAATTAAAATATAGAGTTTCGGCAGACTATCTTGCGATACGTTACGAAGAGAAAGATCAATTTATGTGGGGCAAAAACTGGTTTCCACCTAATACTATGGTTTTTTGTTTCAAAAGGGATAGAACATAAATGAATTTACCTGAACTAATTCTGAAGCCAGCTACGTCATCTTTAAAAATCGGTGATAGTGTAGGCGGTTTTGAGCCTAATATTTTTGACGATTGCATTTTAATAGACCCAGATGGTACTCCTGTGGGTTTGTTTATAAAAACTTTGCCAGATGACTTACAGAACCTTGTGAATATAGCTGACAAAGAAATACAAACTAAACGTGTACCTAAGTCTGAAATGAAAAGATCAAGCGGCCTACATAATAAAAAAGCTGAAGTATTGCAATATTCAACTATTTGCGGTTCTTGCCCACCTAAACCACATATGAGAAGGCCATATGCTAGTAGATCATCAGTTCATTCTGTAAAAAGTGCTAATACTTTTGTTAAAGCTATGTTTGCAGCTGGTATAAAATCTTTTGAATTAGTAAAAAAATATATTCCTACCGTTGCTGATTCTCACACTATGAAAGTTGAACAAAGAATACCTGATAACTGGCGTTTCGCTAAAAATTTTAGTTCTACGATCTCGAATTGCAATATATCTGCACCAGTTCATCAAGACCACGCTAATGTAAAAGGTGCTATAAATATGATAATTACCAAAAGGAGGAACAGTAAGGGCGGTAACTTGCATGTTCCAGACTATAATGCCACATTCGACCAAACTGATAACTCTTTATTGGTATATCCAGCTTGGAGAAATAGACATGGAGTTACACCTATTATTCCTACATATCAAGGAGGTTATAGAAACTCTCACGTTTGGTATGCGCTAGATTCATTCCATAAACTACAAAAATAGTGACCAGAAAAAAAGCTACTCAATCAGAAAAAGAATACAGAACTTACAGGATAGCTGCTTTACTTTCACGCGGAGTAACAAGATCAGAAATAATAAAATATACCGCGGCTGAGTGGGGTCTCAAACTTAGACAAACAGAACAATATATACAAGACGCTCGTATCGTTCTAAAGAAAGATTTTGATATTGATAGAAGACAGTTTACCGCGGACATTTTGAGCCAGCTTTCTACCTTACAAAAAGAAGCAAGAAACAGTAATCAATTAAGCGTAGCCCTTGGCTGTATTAACTCTATGGCAAAAATTGCACAAATAACAACATGAGCATATTAACTAGAGAAGGTTCAGTCCTAGATATTGCAGGCAGCAGTGGAGTTTCACTAAATATAAAACAGTTATTAGCAAATATTAGAAATGATCTTCACAAGCCACAAAGAGAGTTTTTTGATAACAGTAATACTGAAATATTAGGTTTATCTGCTGGTTATGGTGCAGGCAAGACTAGAGCATTATGTGCAGTCTGTGTTAAATTAGCTGCTCTTAATGTTGGATTTACTGGTGCTGTAATGGAGCCGACAGGTTCATTGATTCGTGACATCTGGCAAAATGACTTTGAGCAATTTTTAGAACATTATGAAATACCTTATTCATACAGAGCTAGTCCATTACCTGAATACATTTTACATTTACCAGATGGGGATACAAAAATATTATGCAGAAGTTTTGAGAACTGGTCACGCATAATTGGTTTAAATCTAGCTTTTGTATTAGCAGATGAAATAGACACAGTTTCACCATCTGTGTGCGATAGAGCATTTCCGAAGATTTTAGGAAGGTTAAGGGCTGGTAATGTCAGGCAGTTCTGCGCAGCAAGCACTCCAGAGGGCTTTAGATGGATGTGGAATACATTTGGGTCTGAAGCAGCGCAAGAAAGAACTGACCGCAAACTAATAAGAATGAGAACGCAAGACAACCCACATTTGCCAGAAGATTTTATTGAAAGAATGCAAGCAAACTACGATTCCAGTATGTTGCAGGCTTACCTTAACGGTGAGTTTACCAACCTCACAACTGGGCAAGTATATGACAGATTTATAAGAAAAGATAATGTGATAAGTGAGTTGCCAGATTATAAAATGGAGCCTTTAAGAATTGGTGTTGATTTCAATATTGGAAATATGAGCGCAGTAGTAGGAGTCAAATTAGAAGAAAAATTGGTTATTATTGATGAGATTGTGTCAGCACATGATACAGACGCTCTTGCGAAAGAAATTAAGGCCAGATATCCTTACAATAAAATATATGTTTATCCAGATGCCAGCGGTGGGAATAGAAGCACAAACAGCAGCCAAACTGATATTGCCATTTTGGAAACGTATGGGTTCAGCAATCAGTCGCCACGCAGTAACCCGCCAATCAGAGACAGGGTTTCTTCCGTACAGGCTCTTTTATGTAACGGAAAAGGGCAAGTACGTCTACTTATCCATGCCAGTTGCAGAAAGTTAATTGAATCTATGGAACTACAAAGTTACAATGAAAAAGGTGAACCAGATAAAGACTCAGGATATGACCACATGGCAGACGCACTAGGCTATATTATTTGGCGAGAGTTTAATCCTTTGTTTGCGCGGGCGGGCAGACCTACAGGAATTAGAATATATTAAGAACATGGTATTATTGAGGCAAAACTGTGTATAGCTCACTAAATATTTACGATCAACAATTAGCTATAAAACCAAATACAGTAGCTTCTCCAAATGCGGCATTTCAACGTATGGCTGTTTTTTGGCCTTTAATAGAAGATTTAAAGGAAGGTTCATACAAAATAAAAAGTAAACATCGTAAATATTTGTTTCCTGAGCCTAGAGAAAGTACAGAAAGTTATGACGCGAGACTGAATAGAAGTACTGTTGTACCTTTTATGCAAAGAATAGAAAAAATGCTGGCTGGTATGCTTGTAAGAAAGCCAATTCGATTAGATGACACATCAGATTTAGTGAGAGAGCAATTATTCGATGTAGACTTAGAGGGTAATGATTTAAATATTTGGCTATACCAGACTGCTAGAACTGTAATCTCATTTGGTCATGTAGGTGTTTTAGTAGATGCTCCTAAAGCAGGAAGTAAAGCTAGACCATATTGGGTGACTTATAAACCTAGCGATATATTAGGTTGGAGGACTGAGATAGTAGATGGAACTAGGGAGTTAACACAAGTAAGATTATTAGAAAATGTTATTGAGCCTGATGGTTTATACGGTGAAAAAAATATTACTCAGATTAGAGTGTTAGAACGTGGTCGTTTTGAAATACATAGAAAAAATGATAAGAAAGGTAAATTTGAAATATTTGATGAAGGTGAAATGAGTCTTAAAGACAAGATACCCTTTGCTGTTGCTTATTCTAATAGGGTTGGATATTTTGAAAGCCGAAGCCCCTTATATGATATTGCAGAGTTAAATCTTAAGCATTATCAAATACAATCAGATTTAGATAATATTTTGCATATTAGTGCTGTACCCAACTTAGTTGTATATGGTTTTCCTAATAGTGATGAAATAACTACTGGACCCAATGAGGCATTATCTTTACCACCAGATTCGAGAATGGAGTATGTTTCACCCGCAGCAGATAGTTATAATGCACAATTTAAAAGATTAGAAGACATTGAAAAACAAATAAACACTTTATCTTTGGCTGCTGTACTTGGACAAAAATTAGTTGGAGAAACAGCAGAGGCTAAGAGAATAGATAGATCACAGAATGACAGCACTATGATGGTCGTAGCCCAGCAGATGCAAGACTTAGTTGATAATTGTCTTAAATTTCACAGTGAATATTTAAATGATTCAAATGCTGGTAGTAGTTTTGTTAATAGAGATTTTGTAACAGCAAGATTAGAACCACAAGAGATACAAGCTTACTTACAATTATTTACTGCTGGTACGATTAGTCAAGAAACATTATTAAACCAATTAACTGCTGGTGAAATATTAGGAGATGATTTTGACGTTGAAGAAGAAATAGAAACCACACAAAATGGTGGGCTTACAGAATCTGAACCTCCTGAAGAGCCTGAAGATATTGAAGAAGAGGAGCCAGATGAAGAATGATAAATGAGTATTCCAGAGGTATTTTTTAGAGAGACTATTGATTTAAATAGATATAGTAACGCTGTAGCTAATAGGTTTGTAGAAAATTATGTATTAGTTATTTATAATGCTGCAGAACAACTTGTAAAATTAGATATAAAGCAACAAGCTGCACCAGCGAATGTTATCGTTGCACCACAAACAAAAAAAAGATTAAGAGCAATTATTGCTCAATCAAAGGCAAGTATGGATAAATGGTCTAAAGAAACGACCAAAGTAATGATAAAAGAAATGGAAGGTTTAGCGAAAATTCAAACAGGCTTTATAGAAAGAGAATTACAGAAGGCAGTTAAATCTGGTGATATTCCAATAAATTCAGTTGCAGTAAGCCAAAGATATGCTTCCTCCTATGTAAAAACTGATCCAACTAAAATAAATATTTTTACAAGTAAACAATTTACTGAGGATGATTTTATTAAGTTTGGTTCAGGTAAATTTGAGCTAACCGCTAGACAAGGTGCGATGATGACACTTCCTAATGGACAAACAGTACAAAAAGCTTTTAGGGGTATTGCTACTAGAAACCAAGCATTATTAGCAAGAACTATTACTGCTGGAGTTTTTAGCGGTGAATCATCTAAGCAGATAGCAAAAAGATTAGCTGGTAGATTAAATTTTGAAGATACTACAAAGGCTGCAGGGCAGACAAAATTAGCAGCACATCAAATCAAAACTATTGTAAGAACCTCTGTTAATCAGGTACAGAATCAGGCTTCACAAGCTGTATATGCTGCAAATAGTAAAGTTGCACCGCGATATGAATATGTAGCGACATTAGATAGCAGAACTAGCAATATTTGTAAAAGATTAGATGGTCGGAAATTTAAATATAATCGTGGACCCACGCCACCACAACATTTCAACTGTCGCTCTACTACTGTACCTGTTGTAGATTATGAAGGTTTAGGTAAACGTAAAGGCTTTGAAGATTTAAAGCCGCCACCAATAAATAAAGCTGTAACTAGGCCTACTGGTGAGGGTACAGGAAGAGTACCACAAGGAACACAATACGGTGATTGGCTTTTAAATCAGGACAAAAAATTACAGATTAAAACTTTAGGAAGTGAAAAAAAAGTTAGAGTATTCAAAAAAATAGCAAAAGCAGAGGGGTCTGGACAAGCTGCCATAAGAAAAATGGTCAGAAATGATGGAACTGAAGTACCTTTAGAAAAGCTTCAAAAATTATATGGCAAGCCTAGTGCAGTTAAACAAGTAACCGCACCTGTTACTAAAGCACCAAAGATTAAGACATCACCTACTATGGCAACAGAAGGTGTTGAAAAGTGGTTAGCACAAAACAAAATTAACAATATTCAAGAGTTTACAGAGGATAGTTTGGACAGTTTAGAGAAAGTAGGAGGTCTAACTGAAAGAAATGTTAAGAGAATGAGAGAGTTTATGAAGAAAGGTAAAATTGTACATCAATACAATATGAGTAATGAAAAGACTCAAGCATATATAGATTTACAAAAGAGATATTTGACAGGTAGGAATCTTAAAGCCTTTGAAGAATCACATAAAACTGTTATTAAACGATTTGATTACATTAATAAATTAGATAAGAACGATTTACCCCAAAATACTAAAGATTGGCAACAAATTTGGAATGGCTATGGACAACGGAGAATAAATTCAAGAAAAGATTTGATAGACGACAGTATTGAAAGACTTAAAAATAATCAATTACCTCAAAGTAGTTTCCAGCGTAAAGTCTTTAATAGTTATTTCGGTACTGCAACTGGCAGCACTAGCGGTTATACCAATTTTAGTAATGGAATGATTCATACGCAATTACCTACAAGTGCAAAAAAAGTAACTATTACGACTGCCAAAAAAATGAAAAAAATATCAAAAGAAACTTTAGATAATAATTTCAAATTTTCTAAATTTAAAGGTAATAAATATGAACGATGGAGACAAGGTCAAGACGCTGGAATTAGTGAAGTTTGGAATAATGGCACACCTATGGATTCTGCTTTTGATTGGTTAGATACATTAGTTCACGAAATGGGACACCAAGTACATTATCAATCTGGTGCATTAAATTTAGGTAGGCAATATTTTAAAGACAAAGGAATGACTTATGTAACTGGTTATAGTCGAACTAATCATTTAGAGCAATTTGCAGAAGCTTTTACTCAATATATTTTTAATCCTGAAGGGTTGCAAGAGAAGGCTCCACGCTTGTATAAATGGGTAGATGCAACTTTAGACCAATCACTGAAAAATTTATGATGCCATTTGAAGCCGCAGAACTAATTAACAAGTTCCCAAAAAACAGAAGAGTACCAAAACAAATATATAATTTAATTCAAAACTCTACAGGTCAAACTAAAAAAGAGTTTGAGCAATTAGTAGAGGGTTTATATGTTTTAGCGTTAGAAGATGAGGACTTTGACTTGTTAAACAAATACTTTGGATAATTATGCCATTAAAAAAAGGTAAATCACAAAAAATTATCTCAGCTAATATTCGTAAGCTAATGAGAGAGGGAAAGAGTCTTAAGCAGGCTCAAGCAATCGCATTATCAAGTGCTAAAAAACGTAAAAGGAAGTAATATAAAAACAGCCACAGATATCTTTATGTACGGAACTCCAAAAAAAGCTAAAAAAACTAAAATAAAAAAAGTTAAAAAGAAGTGAAAAAACGTAAATTTAGAAAAGTAGCAAAAGATAAAAAAACTGGAGTTGCTAAAAAATATCTTGCTGGCGCAAAAAACAAAGGCGCAAAAGCAGCAGAGATTAAACGTACTGCAGCTGCCTACAAGAGAGGAGAATTTATAGACATTCAAGCTGTATCAAAATCAAGGACTAAACAAGATGGCACCAAGAAAAAAAAGCGGAAAAAAAGCACCTCCCGCTAAACCATTAAGTGCTACTACTGTGAAGACGCTCACAGCCAAAGCCAAAAATTCAAGATTCTCTTTAACACAGCTGAAGGCTGTATATAGGAGAGGGCAGGGTGCTTATCTTTCTAGTGGTTCAAGAAATGTACCTATGAACGCTTGGGCTATGGGTCGAGTGAATAGTTTTATCTCTGGTAAAGGTGGAGCTAGAAAAGCTGACGCAGATTTAATGAGGAAAAAGAAAAAATGAAACTAACAACTAGACAAAAAAATACATTGGCTAAACATCAAAGGACACATGGCCACACTAAAGCGCATATGGATTTTATGAAGCGTAAAATGAGAGAAGGAATGTCATTTACAGAGGCGCATAGATTAGCAATGAGAAAGAAGGGTAAATGATAAAAAAAGGAGGGCATACATTTAAAGGTGTTAATAAACCTATTAGAACTCCTAACCATAAGAGTGGTAAATCACACGCGGTTGTCATAAATGATGGTGGTAAAACTAGGCTTATAAGATTTGGTTTGCAAGGAGCTAAAACAAAACCACCAAGAAAAGGTGAATCAGATTCTGACAAAGCCAAGAGAAGAAGTTTTAAAGCTAGACACGCTAAAAATATTGCTAAAGGTAAAACGTCTGCGGCTTACTGGGCTGACAAGGTTAAGTGGAGTTAGTATTATGTTAAATATTGTTAAAATTATTTATGACTGACGAACCAATCAAGCCGAATCCTTCACCACAAGAAGTTGAAGCACTTAAAGAAAGCGTTAGAAAGTTAGAAGCAAATAACAAAGCATTAATGGAGCAATATGCCAAAGCACAAGAAAAAGCAAAGGCTGTACCACCCGATGTTGACGTAAATGCTTTGATTGCTTTTAAACAGCAAAAAGAGCAAGAAGAGCTTGAAGCTAAAGGTAGATATGAAGAAGCAATAGCCAAACAAGCACAACAATACCGAGAGGCTGAAGAGGCAAAAAATAAAAAGATTGCAGAATTGGAAGCAAGACAGAGGCAGCTTGAAATTGAAGCACCAGCTGTAACTGCCCTTGCTGACGTTGTTCACGACCCTCAATATGTTTTATCACGAATAAGCAAAGATCAATTATCTAGAGAGGCAGATGGGACAGTTGTTGTTGTTGATGGGTATAACAGGACAAGTGTAAAAGAATGGGCGGTCTCAAATATGCCACAGTGGGTACAAAAGAATCCAAGACCTCAAGGAGGAGGAGCAACAACCACAAAAGTACAAACAGAATTTGTTACCGCTGCTGGTGAAAAGAATCCGTTTGCTAAAGAATCATTTAACCTTACAGAACAAAGCAGATTGTATAAAACAGATATAAATAAATATAATATGCTCAAAAATGCTGTTAGCGGTTAATATAGGTTTATCTAGTGTGCGCTAGTTAGGGTTTGCACCCGCAATTAAACATATCTAACTAATTACATGGCTACAGTTCGTAGTGATTTAATTATTCCAGAGGTGTTTACCCCCTACTTGATAGAAGCTACGACTCAAACAGATAGTTTCCTTCAAAGTGGTGTGGTGCAACCTCTAGCAGAATTAAATCTATCCGCAGAAAGAGGTGGTGACTTTGTTCGCATACCTTTCTACAAAGCAAATTTAAGTGGTGATTTTGAAGTATTAACTGATTCTTCATCTTTGACACCATCAAAAATTACAGCAGACCAGCAAATCGCTGCTGTATTGCATAGAGGTAAGGCTTTCAGTTCTAGAGATTTAGCAAGTTTAGCTATTGGTAGTTCTACTGACCCAATGGCGGCTATTGCTCAAAAAACTGCAGCATACATCAATAACCAAAAACAAAAGGACTTATATTCTTGTTTAACAGGTGCATTTGGTTCTTTAAATAATAATGACAGTAATTCCGCGTTATTTGGTTTAACTATTGATTCAGAATCTGGTGATTCACCAACTACTTTAAGTCCTAGACACGTTGCAAAAGCGCAGTCTTTACTTGGAGATCAAGGTTCAAAGCTTACATCAATCGCAATGCACAGCAAGTGTTACTACGATTTGATGGAAAGAAATGCAGTTGATTTCGTTGCAGCAACAGACATTAATGGTGGTGGTGCTACAGCGTCAGGTGGTACTTTTCAAGGTGCTTTCCAGAATCCAAACTTTGGCTCATTCATGGGTTTAAATGTAATCGTTTCTGATGATATACCTACAACTGGAACTGGCTCTTCAACAGAGTATAGCGTTTTCATGTTTGCTGCGGGATCAGTGGTAACAGGGGAGCAAGCACCAGTTAGAACACAAACTGACAGAGATATACTTGCTTTAGAAGAAGCAATGGCGATTGATTTGCATTACATCTACCATCCAGTTGGTTTGAAATATGCAGTCTCAACTGTAAACCCCACAAGATCAGTTCTTGAAACTGTAGGCTCTTGGTCGAAAGTCTACGAAACAAAGAATATCGGTATCGTTCGCGCTACTGTAGTTTCTAACAACGACTAGAGGTAACTAATTATGGCTACTCTTTTTGAGTTACAAAACCCCCCATTTGGTCAACTAACTAAAACTAAAGTTATCAAGACTGAAAACGGAGCGCATACATTAACAACTGCCGAAATAATTGAAGGCATTGTTGATGGTACTCCAACAGGAAACAGAGCAGTTACAACACCTACCGCAGCAGCTATTATTTCTGCTTTAGGTACTCAAGGTGGAGTTGGGCAAACTTTTGAGCTAACTATTGTCAATAAGGCAACTTCAACTCACAAGTTCACTCTAACTGCTGGTACTGGTGTCACTATTGTTGGTGATGCTGACGTTGCAGCGGCAAGTTCTGGTACTTTCCTATTGAGAGTAACAAGTTCTACTGCTGTTAGTGCATTTAGAAAATAAATGGGAATCGCAACATTTAGGCGATTAAGAGAACGTGAGGCTGCTAAACAAAAAGCGGCCTCTGTTACTCCTGTAAAAAAAACAAAGCCAAAAATAAAGAAAAATGGCAATCTCAATAGTAGCGACAGTAGGTAGCGCATCAGCAAATAGCTATGTAACTTTGACTCAAGCGCAAGCCTTTATAGATGGGCTAACTGAGTCAGATGACGTAGTGGCTTGGGGTAGTAGCACTGAAGATCAAAAAAACAGAGCATTATTTACAAGTACTCAAAGAATAGACCGCGAAAATTTTTTAGGTTCTAGGGTTGATAAAACTCAGGCATTACAATGGCCAAGAAGCGGGGTCAGGGTTCCAGATCAATACAACCATTTATATTCACTAAGTTTTCCCTATCGCATTGTTGATGATTATTACACTGATACAGAAATACCTGATAGAGTAAAACATGCACAAATACATTTAGCTGTATATTTGAACAATAATAAAGATGGTTTAGGTTTAAGTGGATTAGAAGATTTCCAGACATTAAATATTGGTAATATAAGTTTAACTCCCAACTTCTATGGCAGGGTTGGTATTGATCGCATCCCACCAATAGTGGATCATTACTTAAATGGCATTAGAATGGGCGGGACAGCAAACTTACCAATCAAGAGGTCTTAACAAATGGCATACGAATACCCAGCAGCAACAATAATAAATGACACAAACGCGGTTACAGGTAGGTTCGGTAAGATCGTAGCCCTGAATGATACTGTAATTGCAACAATAGTTGCAGAAAATATCGATGGTGATTTAACAGCACTAAACCTCGATGCAACAGGTGAAATATGCGGTGTAATAACTGGAGTAACATTATCTAGCGGCACTGTCATAGCTTATAGATTATGAGCATTGCAAAAGGAGCTATTAAAGGAATTAGTGCAGCTATGCGGGCTGTTGGTGGAACTATTACTTATAGAAGGGTCACTACAGGGATATACAATTCTACAAGTGGCAGTATAAGTGAGGTAAAATCAGATTTTACTATTAAGGGAGTAGTAAGCAATGTAACGAGATCAGAGGTTACTGACTTAGTTTCTACACAAGATAAAAGATTAACAATATCTGCTGGTGATATAACTTTTACACCAACTACGTTTGACAGAGTTGTTGTTAGCGGGACTGAATATAAAGTCATACAAATCAATACTAATGAGCAAGATAATACTGCTATTTCCTTTGACATTTTTTTAAGATAAGATGGTTAGAAAAATATCTATTACTCAAATACCCGACGTAATGGAGGATGCAGTAGTTTTATTAGTCCAAGCTACTACTGCAGAATGGACAGCAAGAGTTAAAAAAGCTACGCCAGTTAGAGTCGTTTATAAAGGAGAACCCAAAGGAGGAGGCGAACTTAGAAATGCATGGCAAACAAAATTTGGTAAAACAACTGGCACTATAATAAACAATTTGCCATATGCAGAACCTGTATGCTTTGGTGAAAATTTACCTCCATCTTGGGGAGGCAAATACAGAACAAGACAGAATACTGTAGCTGGTTTTCCAGAACTGATAGGAAAAGATTTACAGAAATGGGTTATTCAAGAATATGAAAAAATCAAAAGGAAAATCTAATGTCAGCAGAAAATTTAAATACAGTTAGATCAACAATAGAAACAAGATTGAGTGATGAATTTAGAACTGGTAGACCAATTCCAATCGTTTTTACAAATGTTCCTTTTGATGCTGAAAATGTAGATACCTTTATTCAATGCACAATAAGTTTCGCAAGTAGCAATGCTTTAACTCAAGGTGGTGCAACTAGCTCAACAAATTTTTTAGCTGGCTTAGTTTTAATTAATGTATTTACAAAACAAGGCGTCGGGTCTGGAGAGAACTTTACTATTTGCAAACGGATAAGAGACTTATACAATAGAGTTACAGTTTCTAATGTAATTTTTGACTCACCTGTGGGACCAGAAATATTACAATCAAGTATTGAAGGTAAATTCCAAACACAAATAAGAGTTACATTTGAAATATTTGAAGACCTTTAATTATGGAAATTACAACTGAAATGTTAGATGCTATAGAAGCTGTCAAAGGCAGAAGAGAACCACAATATTGGGATAATCAATGTAAAAGATACTTGGAAAAACAACAAGCCAAGAAAAAAGATGTAAAAAAAGCTGAAAAAGGTTAATATATTTATAAATCTTCTATAAATTGTTATGGCGAAAGTAAAAGGTGATGTAGGCCAAGTCAAATTTGACGATGCTGGCTCTTCAGTTAATCCAGTATTAGGTACAATTAGCTGGTCAATGTCAATTACTAAAGACACTCAGGAAATTACAGCGCAAGGTGACACTTTCAAAAAATTTGTAGGTGGATTAATTGAGGGAGAAGGTACTGCAGAACTTTTATATGATGATGCAGCAACAGGAGAAACAGCCACATTTATTGATGGTGCGTTAACTACTGGAGATGCAGGCGCAGCAGCTTTTGAACTTTTTCCTGATAGTTCTAGTGGTACAAAAAAAATCAGTTTCAACGGTATTATCACCAGCTTTGAGCAAAGTTCCTCATTAGGAGACCCAAATACAATTAGTATTACATTCAAGCCAACAGGCACTATTACATCTGCTATCTAATTTATGTCAGAAAAACGAACCTTAGAAGTACTTAGAGAAGCTTTCGATCTAAGTAAAAGAAGAAAATTTGACGTCAAAGATAGCGAAGGTAATATTATTACCAGTTTATATTTTCCAGCCATAACAAGGGCAGACAGGTCTAGAGCTACCAAAAGGGCTGGAACTGATGACCCTATCACTGTTTCAACACATATGCTTTGTCAATTAGCACAAAAAGAAGATGGGACTAAAGCTTTTCATCCTTCTGACTTTGCTAGTTTACAAAATGATTTACCAGAAACAGTTTTAAATGAGATAGAGCTATTTTTATTTAATGTAAATCCAGATGCAACAATAGAAAACGCAAAGGAATCTTAAGGGGGGATAACTGGCTGAACTTTGAGTTTTTCCTAGCAACAGAATTGGGCAAGACCGTTAGTGAGTTAAGAACACAATTAACTGACGAAGAATTTATATTTTTTGCTGGTTATTATGAGCTAAAGTATGATAGAGAAAAGAGGCAGGCAGATGCTATCAAAAGAAAATCAAAGTATAGTTAAAGGAGTTATTGTTTAATCGTGGCAGTTTCAAACGTAGAATTAAGAGTTGGAGCTACCCAAGCGATTACCGCGCTAAAAAATGTTAATACGCAAGCACAAAAATTTAACCAAACAGTTAATGGTACAAACAGTAAATTAAAAGACGCAAATAAAACTTTACCAATACTTTCTAAAGGTTTTTTTGGCAGTGGTGTTGCAGCAAAAGGTGCTGCTATTAGTTTTAAGAGTGCTGGTTTAGCATTAGCTACAGCTTTAGCACCTATTACTGCTGGTATTACTTTAATAGCTGCTTTAGGTAAAGTATTCACAGATTTGTCTGCTCAAGACTTTGCCAGCGCGAAAGTTAAAACTTTAGGAGTAGATGTTGATACTTTAAAACCAAAACTTGCATCTCTGTCAAATGAATTAAGCGGACAAGTATCTGCATTAGACTTATTATCAGCGTCTTATGATGTAGCTTCAGCTGGTTTTGGTGAGGTAGCAGAACTTTCAGATGTTTTAAAAGCTTCTCAATTAGGTGCTACTGGTGGATTTTCTGAACTAGCTACTGTGGCAGACGCAACGACATCTGTACTTAATGCTTATGGTTTGGAATCAGATAAAGCAGCAAAATTAGTTGATGGTTTTATACAAACACAAAATGACGGTAAAATTGTAGTAGATCAATACGCACAACAAATAGGACGTCTTGCACCTATTGCTGCTGGTGCTGGTGTAGGTATAGAAGAATTAAACGCGGCAATCTCTACTGTTACCGCCACAGGTGTACCAGTTGAGTCAACTTTTGCTGGACTACGACAGGTTATTGCTTCTATACAAAAACCCACAAGCGAGGCCGCAAAAGCCGCTGAGAAGTTAGGAATAGACTTTAACGCCACAGCCTTGAGTACAAAAGGCTTGGGAGGAGTTTTAGAGGAGCTTATAGCAAAAGGTGGAGCCAGTGAAGAAACTCTGGCACAGTTCTTTGGGTCAGTCGAAGCTAGAACTGCAATATTACCTTTATTAAATGACCAACTTGTATCTTTCAATAAAAATTTAGAAAATCAAGCTAATGCTCAAGGCACTGCTGCTAAAGCTGCATTTACAGCATCAAATACAATTCAAGGACAGCTGACAAGACTAGGCACTGCATTTACGAATTTATCTACAGAGGGTTCAGAGTTTGGAATCTTAATAAGAGAAAGTTTAAAAATAGCTGCTGTAACAGTAGAGGCTCTTGGCTCGGCTGCACAGTTAGCTGCTGCACCTTTCAGAGCATTGTTTGCTGCGATAAACGAGATAGGCTCTGCCATAGCCCAAGCAATAGGTATAGATGGATTAAGTGTTGTTTTTGAGCTTGAACAAGGGTGGATAGCTGTTAAGCAAGCAGTAAAAGATTCTTCTGACCAGATAATATTTGTAGGTAAAGTTATAGGGGGAGTTATAGGTAAAATAATAAAACTATTAGTAGATTTTAATAGATTTGTAAGAACTAAAATCAATGAATTACTACAAGGATTAGCTACAAAATTTAGAGAATTTGTACAGAAAATAATTGATTCAATACCAGAACCTTTAAGAAAATTGTTAGGAGGTTTAGAGTTACCTGAATTAAAAATAAATTTAGATACTGCAGGAGTTAAAGAATTTGGTAAAAACTTTTTAAAAGGTGCGCAAGAAAATCTAGATAAATTAAAACAGGGAATATTAGATTTTGCTGAAGTAGAAACGACTATAACTGATGAGAACAACAAACAATTAGATGCAAAAAACAAAATAGTTGAAACCCAAGGAAGAATAAATAAAGGGATAGATGAAACAAAAACTAAAACAGACGAAGCAACAGAGAAAACAGAAACCCTAAAAGAAAAATTTAAAAAAATTGGAGAGGATATCGAAAAGAGTATTGTAGATAATTTAACTGCAGCAGTTGAAGGTACAAAATCATTAGCTGATGCTGCGATTAGTGTTTTAGATCAACTCAAAAGAAAATTAATTGAAGTCGCTATTCAACAAGCAGTGTCAGGGATTGGCGGCAAAATAGGAAATTTTCTCGGCAATATGTTTGGAGGCAAGAAAGCTGGAGGAGGTAAAGTAGCTGCTGGTAAAACTTTTCTTGTAGGTGAAAAGGGACCCGAATTGCTGACAATGGGAACCAGCAGAGGGTTTATCACACCTAACAACGAAATAGGTGGAGGGCAATCAGTTGTAAATAACATCACTGTAAATGTCGATGCTTCAGGTTCTAGTGTTCAAGGTAATAACAAAGAAGCTAACCAATTTGGAGAGCAATTAGCTGCAGCAATACAGTCTGAGATAATTACACAAAAAAGAGCGGGAGGTCTATTAAGTTAATGGCTACTTTTCCCATTGCAAACCCAACATACAATACAAGGATTACTCCCCAACCATCACAAACTGTGGTAACTTTTGGCGATAATTTTGAACAACGATTGACTGAGGGTTTAAACAGAAACCCTTTAACTGTCAATTTAGTATTTGAACTTTCACAAACTGATGCTAATACTGCAATAACTTTTCTTAACGCAAGAATAGATGATGGTGAATCTTTTGATTACACTTTACCTAGTGAATCATCATCAAGAAAATTTGTTTGCGAGAATTTTCCTAGAACTATTCCTTATGTAGATAGAGTTTCACTTTCTTGTACTTTCAGAGAGGTCTTTGAAGCATAATGGCAATTCCATATACAGAGTTAAATAAAATAAATCCTAGTTCTATCATCGAATTATTTGAACTTGAGCTAACGGTAGGTACTCATATAGCAACTGGCAATCCTCAAAACTTGCCTACTGTCTACAGATTTCATGCTGGTGCGAATCTTAATAATTTCGGTGAAGTTATATATCAAACGAACGCTTATCAAAGAGTCGCAGTAAAAGTCTCTGGATTTGAGAAAAATTCTAGAGGTGTAATAAGCAGACCTGTATTAACTTTTTCTAATGTTGGTGGTATAGTGCAAAATCCATCTACAGGACTTGTTATAACTATGAGTGATTTTTTAAATACAGTAAATTTGATAACACCTCATAATGATTTAGTTAGTGCAAAAGTTACAAGAAAAATGCCATTAGCTTCTGCTTTAGATAATGCAAATTTCGCTTCAGGTTCCAACCCTTTTGGTACACCTAGTAATGACAGAATGCGAGATGAAATTTTTGTGATAGATAGAAAAGCTATTGAAAATAGACAAATAGTAGAATTTGAGCTAACAGCTGCGCATGATCTGCAGAATAGAAATATACCTCAAAGGGTTGTTACAAGAGACTTATTCCCTGCAGTAGGTACATTTGTATAATGGAAGATTACACTTGGTCAACAGAGGCTTTTGAACACGCTAAAGAGTGTTATCCAGAGGAATCTTGTGGCTTGATAATTGATTTAGATGGTATTGAAACCTATTGGAAATGTAAAAACATCTGTCAAATGTACAAAGAAAAAGCTTTTGTTATAGATCCTTTAGACTATGCTGCTGGAGAAGATAAAGGAGAAGTTCTCGGAATCGTACATAGTCATCCAGATTGTGAGTTAGCTTTTAGCGATGCAGATAAAATATGCTGTAAAAATCAAGATTTACCTTTTTATATCGTTGAACCAGAAACTAAGTCTATTATTGTTTTATATCCAACTGAGATAAATGATTAAATTAACTGTTTATGGAAGACTAAGGAAATTAGTAGGTCAATCTACTTTTGAAATCAAAGCTAACAGTCCTAGAGAAGCGTTCAGCTTTTTGATAAATAATTTTGAGGGTGTTAATGAACATATAAAAGACCAAGAATATTGTGTTATGGCGGGTGAATTAAGGATATGGGGAGATATGTTAGACCTACAAACTGATAGTGATATAAAGATTATTCCTGTTATTCATGGTGAGGGATTTTGGAAAAGTGTATTAGGATTTGGACTAACTATAGTAGGTGGTTTTATACCTGTTGTTGGTCCATGGATTCAAAGATACGGTGTCAACTTAATGATTCAGGGGGTTCAGGATATGCTTACACCTGACCCTCAAAAAACGAATAATGTAACAAGACAAGAGGATCCCCAAGACCCTAGTTTTGTTTTTACTGGCCTTTTGAATAATTCAAAACAAGGCGTACCAATTAACATAGTATATGGAGAGACTTTGATTGGAAGTACAGTTGTAAGCTCTTCCATTGATACTTTTCAAGTCGTAAACAAATAAAAAAATGGTTTTTCCTGTAAGACAGATTATTGATGCTCTTTTCCCTGATAATCTTTTAAAATCTATTGATTTTGGTACTGTTGTTGACGCTTTAGCAGAAGGACAAATAGAAGGGTCTGCAACAGCTAGTAAGGCAAGAATTACAGATAAGACAAGCACAGCTTTTAAAAATGCATTTCTCAAAGATTTATTTTTAAATAAAACTGCTGTTTTACAGGGTGATGCCAGTAATACAAATCCTAATGACTCAGAATTTAATTATCAAAAAGACAAAATTACTTTTGAATTTCAAGACGGTACAGCTAATAATGCTGTTTTAAATGCCGCTGCACAGCAAATTAGTGAAGTTATTACTGGTGACAAAAATCAAGAATGTACTTTCCCTGTTGGTGGTAGTGCCACTCCAAGATCAGCAACGATAACAAATACAGAGGTTGATTTTGTTCAAATAAAAGCAAAATTTGACCAATTTTTTAAAGTAAATACCGAAAATGGAAATAGAGAATCTACTTCAGTGCAAGTTTTGATAAAAGTGAATCCAAATAATGGAAACGCCCAGAATGTAATTCAAGAAACTATAAGCGGAAAGAGTTTCAATCCTTACAATAGAGATTTTGGTATCGACTTACAAAAATTAACTGGATTTAATAGAAATACTGCTGGAGCTTCAGGGTCTTTTTTTCCTGTTGTTGTGTCAATAGAAAGAGAAAATGACACAGGAGATGAAAATACTTTTAACACATTAAGACTTGCTGAAGTAAGACAAATTATTAATGAAAAAAATAATTACCCTAATATTGCATATTCTTCTTTGCGGTTTTCATCTGAACTATTTACTTCTGCACCTAAAAGAGTGTTTAGAGTCAGAGGTAAACTTATAAAAATTCCTCATAATTCAACAGTCGACTATTCCAATGGTCGCTTAACTTATTCTGGTACTTTCAACGGTAGTTTTAAAACAGATAAAGAATGGTGTTCTGACCCTGCTTGGGTTTTATATGATCTTTTGACAGACACAATTAGTGGTTGCGCAATACCAGAGACAGAACTTGATCCATTTACTTTCTTTGGGGTAAGTAAATATTGCAGTGAATTAGTTGATGATGGCAATGGAGGTCAAGAACCAAGATTTTCTATCAACGTCAATATTCAAAGTAGACGGGATGCTATGGCTGTAATAAAAGATATTTGTTCAGTAATGAGAGCAACACCTTTCTATGAAGAAGGTGTAATAAAAATTGCTCAAGATGCCCCTCAAGACATAAATGATCCAAGTGCAATCACATTTAATTATGTTTTCAACAACGCTAATGTTGTAAATGGAGATTTTATATATTCTGGCTCATCTGCAAAAACAAGATTTAATGTCATAAATGTTTCTTATTTTGACTTAGAAACTCAAGAAATAGATTATGTAACTGTAAAAGATAGTTCTGCTCAAGCAAAATTTGGTACACAGACAAAAACAATAACTACTTTTGGTATTACTTCTAGAGGGCAAGCTCAAAGAGTTGGTAAATGGTTTTTAAATACACAGCAAACACAAACAGAAACAGTTGCTTTTGAAACAAATATTGCTGCTGGTTCTGTCTTGAGAATAGGCGATATTATAGGTATTTCTGATCGAGTAAAAGCTGCTACAAGGAGAGGGGGTTTGGTAAAAGCATCTAGTGTTAGTCAGGTAACACTTGATGATGTAACACAAACTAATTTACCAGATATAAGTGATTCTCCAACTATAAGTTGCATGCTATCAGATGGCACAGTAGAGAGAAAAACCATTGGATCTTATAGCGGTGGAAACATAGTAAATGTATCCTCTAATTTTTCTTCAGCCCCAGTTCTTAATAGTCCTTATATTTTAGAATCGGCCTCATTGTCTGTTTTGTCTTACAGAGTTTTAAATGTTAAAGAAAATGATAAAAAAACTTTTTCAATCGTTGCTGTAATTCATAATGCTGGAAAGTATGAAGCTGTAGAGGATGGTCAACAACTACCAGTAAAAAATATAAATTTACTTACAAGTCTTTTGCCATCACCACAAATTATTGACGGTGCAGATGGGTCAAAAGCTATTGAAGAAAAAATTGTTTTGAATAATAATAGACCAGTGCCAAAATTATTTATTGATTGGCAAAGTGTTGAGGGTGCATCTGGTTATCAATTAATCTACAGAAAAGACAATGAAAATCCAGTAGTTGTAACAACCCAACAATCAGAGCATGAAATTTTACCCTCAGAGTCAGGTTCTTATAATATACAAATCTATACTTTAAATAGTAATGGAGAGAGAAGTGCAAGACCGACAGAAAAAACAGTTAATACTGTTGGTTTAACTGCTGTTCCAGAAAATCCGACAAATTTTGAAATTGAACCAATAAATAATGCACAAGTAAAATTATCATGGACAAAAACTACTTCTCTTGACGTTGAATTTGGTGGGAATTGTGTTATAAGGCACACTCCTAATTCTTTAGCACAGGCTACATTTCTTAACTCTACAGACTTAAATGAAAATATAAATGGAGCTACAAATGAAGCAATATTACCAGCATTGACAGGAACTTACAGTCTAAAATTTCGGGATTTGGGTGGACGTTTATCGACTACAGAGGCAAAAGTTGAATTATCGTTGCCAGAAATACAAGACGAGCTTTTAATCAAAAGCCAAAGAGAACAAACTGCATTTAGCGGAACCAAAACAAATGTAAGTGTAGTTTCAAATGCATTACAACTTACAAATCCAGCAAACAATCTTACAGGGACTTATGAATTTGCTTCAGTTTTTGATTTAGGTTCTGTATTTACAAATTTAAGACTAGCAAGACATATTAAAATTGAAGGTTTTAATGTTTCAGACTTGTTTGATTCAATACCAGATTTAGACGCAAGATTAAATTTTGATGGTGCTGGTAGTGAAAGATTAAAAAGTAAATTACAGGTGCAAACATCAACAGATAATAGTTCTTTTACATCATTACAGAACTTAACAAACGGTTCATTTGTCGGAAGGTCTTTTAAATTTACGTCAAATTTAATTTCTTTAAATGCGAATGAAAATATAAAATTAACTGAATTAGGTTTTGATGCTTTCTTGCCATCTAGAACAGAAAACAAATATCAGTCAGGAGGAAATATTATCAGCACACCTTTACAGTCTGGGACAAGTGCCAGCGGTTTATCAGTTGTTTTTGGCAAACCATTTTTTACAGGCACAAGTGCAATCGGTGGTTCAACTACAGCTTTTCTTCCATCTATTTCTATAGCTCCAGAGGATTTGCCAAGTGGTGCATTTTTTCTTCTTAGTTCTATTAGTGGTGCTGGATTTACAATAGTTTTCAAGAACTCATCAAATACAGTCATAGATGTGAAATTTACGTTTCAAGCGTTAGGATATGGAAAAGGTGCATAACTAATGACAAGAGTTAATTCAACTGGCAAAGAATCTTCAAGTAATTTTTCACCTGATAATGGCACTGGTTTAGCAGTCCGAACAGCATTAAAAGATATATTAGAATCCTTAAGAACAGTTAACAGTGCAGCGGGCGACCCATCTGGGGCGGCAAATTTAGCAGCTTATCAATTACATATTGATAGTGATACAAATTTACTGAAAATTAGAAATGCAGCAAATTCAGCCTTCATAACACTAGGCGATGTAAGTCAAACTAACTTTGGTTTTTTATCTTTATCAGGAGGGACACTTACTGGTGTATTAGCTGCCTCTGCTGGATCTGCCTCTGCCCCATCTTTGCATTTTGGAGATAGCACAACAGGATTATTTAAAAAGGCATCAAATCAAATAGGACTGACATTTGCTGGCACGGAAAAAGCATTTTTCGATCAAAATGGTTTGACATTACAATCTCAATCAGATTTAAGATTTGCTGATTCTGACAGTTCAAATTTTATAGCTTTGCAAGCCCCTGCAACTGTATCAAACAATGTCACTCTCACTTTACCAGCTACAGATGCACCTGTTAGTGGATATGCACTTATATCTGATGGCTCAGGAACTTTAAGCTGGGGTGTTGCTGGTGGCGGTGCAAATGGTAATGGAACAAACGAAATTTTTTGGGAAAACGATAAAATCATTACTGGTAGTTATCAAATAACAAATAATAAAAATGCTGGAACTTTTGGTCCAGTAGAAATTCAAAGCGGAGTAACAGTTACAGTTGGTGCAGGTGAGACATGGACTGTAGTATAAAAGTGTATATAATTAATTTAAGGTTATAAAGTTATGAGTACATTAAAAGTCAACAGCATAATACCAGTTGCGGGAGTCCCTACAGGCGGTGGCGGTGGAATAGTTCAAATAAAATCAACAACTAAAACTGATACATTTAGCACAACTAGCCATTCTTTTACAGATGTTACTGGCTTAAGTGTATCCATTACACCTACTTCTACTTCTAGTAAAATTTTTATAATTGCATATGTGACAGGTCAGGGAAACTCAAATGCTAGAGAAAATTTTAAATTATTAAGAAATTCTACTGAAATCTGTCAAGGTGACGCTGCGGGTAGTAGACCTAGATGCTTTGGAGCTATTTATGCTATTGGTGATCATGAAACACCTAGAACAACTACAGTTAATTTTCTTGATTCACCAAATACAACTTCAGCAATTACATACAAAATTCAAGTGAGTAATGGTAATTCATCAGGTTCAGTTCATGTAAACCGAGCGCATGGTGACACAGACTCGGCTGCACACGCTAGGACTGCTTCAACAATAACTGTAATGGAGGTGTCAGCATGATTACTTCCATGTATAATCTAATTAAAAACTAATTATGGCATTAGACCACGAAGCAATTTATAAAGCATACGCTGGAACGGTAGTTTCTATTGATGATTCTGCTGGTGCTTTTGACGCAAGCGG